CGGTGGTACGGCTTGTGATGGGGGTCTTCATCTCAGATAAGCTCGAGAATGCCGGCGGCGATGATCTGGGCCGGGTATGTTCCCGATACGATGGACAAGGCTACTTGTCCCACACTTTCTGAGGCCAGGAACCTAGCTAGAGGGTCATCTTCCCTGACCGTAGGTGTCAGGGTATGGCGTGCTACTGCGAGTTCACCGGCAAACGTGGCGGGGGCGCCGATGGCGTGGTGGGCGTGATCATGCACGAACCTAAACAGTAGATTTCCGATCGGTGTCCATACGGGGTGTGGGTCGTTGTTGTCACAGCTGATCGGGACGAGGCGGCAGGGTTCCCCATCTGCTGCGGGTTGTGAGAATGCTGCTAGGGCACGCTCCAGAGGCTGGGGGCCGTTTAGGAAGGATGGCCAGAATCCAAGGGCTACTACTGCGGCGTACTGCTCCATCAGCCAACGGCGAGCGCTTGTGATTAGGGCGGGGGTGATCGGGACGCGGGCGTCAGGGTTGGCCAATGCTTCCCGGTAGCAGGCTGCAAGGGTCGCGCAATGGGCGTCGGGGTTCGCTTGCCAGTGGGCCAACCTGGCTTGATGCAGGGGGCTTTGTTGGCTTGTGGGTTCGGGCTTGGCTGCCATCTCCGCCATCATGCGAAACGCACGGGCGGCGGCGTCGTAGTCGGGTTGGGGGCTGGGTTGGCTTGTGGTGGTGCTCGGCATGATCACCCCATAGGGGCGGAGCAGGGGGCCGCGGGCCGTGCTGGCGTGGCAGGCGTCGGCGGTGGTGTAGTGGGCTCTGGTGCTGGTATCCATGACGGGGGGTTGGCTGGCTTGTGATGGGGGGTGGATGGGCCCTGATGCGGGCCCGATTGGCTTGTGATGGGTTCAGAATCCGAGGGCGCGGGCCCAGTCTCTGAGGATGTCGCGTCTACGCATGCCGGGGCGGCGGGTTCGTGCGGCTTGTGATCCTTTGTAGGTCAGGGAGAAATGGCGATAGGTACGTTTCGACAGGCCTCCTTTTACGTTGACGTTGTGGTAACGCTCAAATGTGATCAGCTCAGCGCGGATCATGGCTTCTAGGGTCGCGTGGGTACTCCAATCATGATGCTCGTTAAGTCCTAGCTCTGCTGCGATCTCAAACTGACGCAGCTGCCGTCCGTCGGCGAGAAGGGCGAGGATCGCGGATTGAGTGGCCTGGTTGGCTTGTGATGTGGTGCGTGTCATTGGCTGGGCTTTTGAGTTGTGTGTGGTTGCCGGTGTTTCGATGCCGGTCATGCCAATGACTATACAGCCTGCGGAGCCCATGGCAACGGGTCGACCGATCAGCGCTGCTTATCAGTCTCATGAGACCCGCATTGATTCTCAATAACAGCTCCTTATTGAGAATTGACGACAGATCCACCAAAACCACACAATCCCCACCGACTTGCCGTGGTATAGCCCCCCCCCCCCATTCCCCACCACAGCACCGTAGATTACAGACTATTGCAGCTGTAGCCTGCGATACCCTGCCATGGGCCGCCGTGTGATACCATCCCGCGTGCGCCCACGGGGGGAGGCCGGCCGTGCCTAGGGAGCGAGGGGGGTATGGGGGGGTTTACGGGGGCCGCCACCAGGCGTACCCCCAACGAATTTTTTTACCAGGATTTTCCGGGAGGCCAAGGACCAGACCCTGCAGTCTCCTTGAGCACCTTCCGGGCCATCTCGGCATAGACAGACCCAGCCGGCGCAGCCTGCAGGACCTTCCGTGCCTGCTCTGGCGTCACTTTGAGGACTCCTGCTCCAGCTTGGTTGCAATTCCTACCAGGGTGGCCTTGGGCACGTCCCGATCCAGGGTGACGTCATACAGCTCCTCGACGACTGACACAATCTCGGCCTTGGTCAGTTCGGACCAATCAGTGCCGGCTGCAACATTTGGCTCTTCGGCTGTAGGGGAGCCAGCAGCCTGAAGCAGGTCACCCAGGATCTGACACTCCTCTTGGTTCAAAATGGTGATACCATTGACGTGGCCGTAGGCATCGGTCTGATGGAGCTGCACACCATAGGGAACAGTCCAGACTGACAGGTATCGGTTGATCTGAGTCATAAGACAATAGTGCCACTGGCACACAAAAAGATTTTGAACATGTTCTGCTGGGTCCAGCCATCTCTACTTCAGGAGGAGAGGGGAGAACCTAGCAGCTATAGCAGCTATAGTACTATACAGTCATGTTAGCTGGGATGATGACGGGATTAAAAAGAAAAAATCTTTTTCTCGTCTCATCCCCAGCCTATCAGGGGGGCGCGGTTTCGCGTTCTCCCTTTAGGTGGAAAGCTCTCAACAACCCTGAGCATGACTGGTTTGGTGTCGATCCATCAAGGGTGGTCAGAAAAGAGCGAAGCGATGGTGTCAGGGAAGGCCCTGGAGGGGCCCACCGGGGACCCTAAGGTACAATCCGGCATACCCTGACCCTAAGGCACCTTCCTGGGGCTCCTAGAGGCCTCTGGTGGCCTTCCGAACCTGCTTCGACACGTTGCCTCCCAGCCTCGGTCGATTTCCTCGAGCCTGCTCTTCCCGCTGGGCCCGCTCTTGCAGCTTCTTCCGGGTGTCACCCAGCACCAGCTCGTCCACGAACCTCACCGGGTCCTCGTCCATCTGCTTGATCATGGCAGCATAGGACTCCTGAGAAAGCTTCTTCGACTCCTCGAATTGGCTCACGTTGAGCCGATCGGTGAAGTAGGCCACACCCATGGCCAGGGCATCAACCCTGTCGTCGTGCTTCAGGGCGCCTTTGTCTCGGCTGAGGCGGGTGAGCTGGTAGGCCAGCGTCTTCTGGAGGCGCTCCTCAAGCGGAAGGTCCTGGTTGGACTGGAGGTCGTATTCCACGACACCCCGATCGATGATCAGTCGGTGCTGGGTTGTGACCGGCTCTAGGGCATCCAGGATGCGCTCCTCTTTCCTGACAAAGGCTCGGGTCTCCTCGAAGGTCATGGGGACCTGCATCTCCCGTGCGTGCTTCTGAAGGAGCGCGACGACTGTCCCGTCGCCGAAGTTGGACTCCACGAGGCACATCGTGGCCCCGTGCTGCATGCCCAGCTTCAGGATGGACGTCAGGGTGGCGTCGGAGTAGCCCTCCCGAAAGCCCCGCAGGGCCCGCAAATAGATGTTCCCAGCCACCTGGCTGAGGACCACCACGCCCGTCTCGTCCTTGCCTCGGCCACTGGGGTCTACGGCAATGATGGTGTCGGCCGGCCAGTCCAGCCAGTCGTCGCCAAGGCGTGCAGGCCGGAACCAGTGGTCCCCGGGCAAGGAGATGGCCTCCAGGTCGCCGATCCGATTGGCAGGATCCTGGGACCAGATCACTGTTCCTGGGCACTTCCGTGGATCCAGGCTCACCACTGGGATGTCGCCCAGCCTTAGGGGATACCGGAGCATATCCGACATCGACGTGTCGAGCTGGAACTGCAGCTGGAAATTGGCCTTGCCCATCACGATCTCCCGTTCCCGCAGCAGGGCATCGGAGAAGCGGGTGTCGGTGGGCTGGCCTGCCAATGCGGACAAAGTCGACTCCCTGATGTCGGTTTCGAGCTCCTCAGCAAGCCGTCCATCGTAGCTCGAGATGGACTTTTCGGACGGATACCGGCTGGGCCACACGAGGGCCTTGTAGCCTCGCACCTCGAGCTTGGAGTAGACCGTGAAAAGGCTTTGAGGGGTCCCAAGGTAGATGATCCGCGAGCTGGGTTTGGGGATCAGGATCGACTCAAACTCGGTCGTAAGTTGCAGCAGCTTCTCCCGCTGAATGTCGGTGGCGCTGTTGATGGGCGACTCGATGTCGTCGGGGACGATCAGGTCGGCACGCGATCCCACCATGGCCGACGTGATGCCCACGCTCTTGACGCTAGGGCTCTGGGACGGTTCTGCGCCCTTCACGTCAAAGGCCACCCGGCTCCATCGATTGTCTTTGCCTGAGTTGTCAAGGTGCTGCAGGAACGGGAAGTCCATGATGCACCGCTGGACAAAGAGGCTAAAGTCGTCGGCCCGCTGCTTGGATGCGGACACGACTAGGACCTTTTTGTTCACGTCGCAGTAGAGGGTCCACAGCACGAAGGCTGCGGTCACCCAGGACTTGCCACATCCACGAAACATCTGGAGCTGGATCCTCGGGCCTCCATACTGGAGGTAGCGAGCCATTGCCATTTGTGCCCTGGTGGGTTCAGGCAGGCCCAGGTGTCTCCAAAGGATCCTCAGGAAAAAGGAGAAATCCGAGAGTAACTTGGTCTGAAGTTGTTTCTGGGATATAGCCATAGGAATGAAAAAAGGGCCCGAAGGCCCCCATAATGCGAACTGCAGTCGAAGAATTACTCGCCGGCTTTCTTGGTGGTGTACTTCTTGCCGCGCCAGGAGAAGGTTTTCTTTCCGGCGGTGCGGGAGGCCTTGAAGGCGCTGTTGAAGGAGCCCTTGTCCATGCCTCCCTGCGTCATGCGAGCCGGCACGGCAGGGCCTTGCTTGGGTTTGTAGTCGCCCTTTTTCATGGCTGCGGTGAGGGTACCCTCTGCAGTCTTGCCGGCGTTGAGGCCTGCAGCGGCTACTGCACCAAGGACTCCAACACGACCGGCACTTGCAGCACTGCGGTTCATGCTTGCCCGAGCTAGCTTATCCGACATTGCCGCACTGGTTGCCTTAGCAACTCGACGAGTCTGTGCAGCGGCGACGTTGGCCTTGCCCTGCTGCTTGGCATCACGGACTGCACTGGAGGTTACCCGAGCCGATCCTCCTGTGGCCTTACCATTACTGGCTGAGGTCACTTTGGCGGTAGACAGGGCTGACCGATTGGCCCGGTTAGAGGGTTTTGCTCCAGAGACCTTGGCGGTGGACTTGGCCGCACGCTTAGAGCGATCGGAGCTGGATGTAACCTTTTTTGCTAATGCCATAATTCAGCCTTCCACAACAGTGGCAACGTTGATGGTGAAGCCGGTGCCGGCCCCGAGGTAGCCATTTGCAGCGGTGAGGACATTACCCACGGCATAGCCCTCGCCCGTGCGAGTAGCCACCAGGGTGCAGACGGTCACGATGCCACCGGCCACAGTGATGTTGGCCGCTGCGCCAGAGGCCAGCAGCTGGGAGCCTGAACCTGTGGTGCGAACCAGGGGAACGTTGGTGTACGATCCGTTGGTGTAGCCAGTACCCCCCACCAAGGTTCCGATGGTGCCCACGGAAGTCTGGGTAACACGACGAACGCGACCGGTGCGCTTGCCATTCACCAAAGTAGCTGGAGCCCTATCGGCCTGACGAACGGTGTTGATGGCGTCGGTGGCAACGGCCACGGATGCGTTCACCACGGCCACGGTGGCTGTGGCTTGGATGGTGCGATTCAAGCGATGCTTATCGAGCCGCGACTTGCGAAATGCAAAGCCAGTGGTGACCTGGTTGGAGAACGGATCCTGGACTGTGGTGCGAGAGGCAGCTGCCACGGTGGTGGAAGGAAAAGCACCGTATGCAGATTCGCCTGCAGGAAGAGTAGACATGAGATTCTCAAAAAAAGAGTAAAGTGAACTAAAACCTAAAGACTTGGCGGAGTGAGAGAGTATGTGGGGACGAAGTTATATGCGACGAGCAGACCCACAAGCTCCTGCAGCTCCGCCTCCTGTGCGCTACTGCCCGCCAGCTCCATCAACCTCCAGATCGACTCTTGGATGTCGGCCTGGTTGGCGTTGCCGTTGATGGCGTCAAGCATCTCCACTCGGAGTCGAACGGTACGCAGCTCGACGGATTCGCTGTATCGGGCAATCGACATCAACCCATGCCAGGCGGCGGTTCCTTTGAAAGCTGTCCAGAAACCAGCGTAGTTTGGCTCCATCAGTAGACACTCTCGACATATATTTTGTACACGGACATAGCGACCGTGCCCACGGTGACGTTTGCTGTGCCGTTGCTGGCCAGGCATTGGGGGGACATCATCGCCGTCGCCCCTGGAAGATTGGCCGTTGCGGAATTTGTGTAAGTGACTCCGTTGGTTACGTCATCCAACCTGAAGAAGATCGTGCCTCCGTTTGGAGCGCAATACATCATGAACTCCAGTAGTGGGGAGCCAGTCACCAGATCCGACCCAAGGTTGATTGGCAGCGCGTTCCTGGTCGTACCGTCGTGAGTGGCAAAACTCAATGCGCCAGAGCCTGTAGCCGGGTCTGTGGTGGCGCGAGAAAGGCCGCAGTGTGGACCCGAAGGCGTGTCGTTGCCGACAAGGGCTGCAGTCGCATTGACTCCATGTAGCCCACAAAACAGTCTTACGGTTGAAGCAGGACAGGTAAGCCGGAAGCGGGCAAAGAAGAAGAATCCTCCAGTGCCTGCCACGTTACCCCTAAAGAAGCACCTTTCAGCGTCGGTGTTGAATCTTGGGCCCAGAACTTGGTTTTGGGTTGCGGCCACATTCGCATAGCTTGTGCGCCTGCCAGAACTTGCTACGTCGGTGGCGGCTGGCGTCGGGTGGGATACCGTTCCGTTGGAGGTCCATGCCGTTTGGAAACTGTTGGAGCCCGTCCCAGTCGTGCCGCTCTGGGGGTTGAACATCATAATGCTGTTGCTGAAGATGCTGGGTTGTAACAACGTGGCGGCACCAGTCGGACCACGCATGGCCAGCATGAACCTATCAGCTAGGCCAGTTGGATATACAACAACGCTTGACGCTTGGGCCGCTGCTGGTGCGGTGCCGGGTGCAGTGAGCTGAAGATTATTGGAAATAATCTTAACGTTTGCAGCGCCCGCAGATGCGCCCGCATTGTTGTACTGAACCTGAGTGGTGCTGCCGCCTGGAGATCCGCCTCCTCCACCGCTAGTTGCCGCCAGTACGCCGCCAGTCAGTGTCAGGTTGGCGCCGATGCTGATCTCCTCGACCGCACCCGTAGCTGCCGTGGTTCGACCCAGCAGGCGTGCCGTCGCCATGGTCAGGCCCGAGCCTGTGATGGCGCCAGCGGTGGCCTTGGCGGCGTCGTTGCCGTTGAGTTTCCCGATCGCCGTCACGATCGTGTCAGTGGCTGCGACAGTTCCAGCGGCGCTGGTGTAGCCAGTCAGCAGCGGCAGGTCCGCCACCACCAGGGAGCGGAAGGCCGGAGCGGCGGCCACACCCGTGGTTGGGCCAGCCCAGACGATGTTGGCGCTCTGCGTGGCCAAGGTGGCGGTGATGTTGCCGGTGGTGGTGACCGGGGAGCCGGTGACCGAGAACAAACCTGGAGGAAGGCTCAGGCCCACCGATGTGACCGTTCCCGATCCTCCTCCACCTCCCCCACCTCCTACTTCAAAATAATCTAAATAACCTGAAAAAGGATTAAATGTGTACGGCATCAGTTGACCTTCAGTGTGACTGGAGTTCTAGGAATGGTGTCGCTGGAACGCCCGGATTCGGAATTGGAAAAGTTTGTAAAGCCACGCTCTCCACGTTGTCCGCGTTCTCCTTGCTCCCCTTGACGGCCATCTTTGCCGTCGCGTCCATCCCTGCCTGCGTTACCGTTTTCTCCAGGAGGACCTGGGGGACCAATCATTGACACACCATCTGGCCACGATCGATTAGGCTTCATCGGTCCGTAAACGATCCACTGGGCTATGTTGATGTAGAGATCGCCCGGTGTTCCGTCGGTAATTCCAGGAGGTTGAGTACCATAGCGGATGGTGTTTCCATTGCGACCATCCTTGCCATCTCGGCCATCGACGCCATCCTTGCCGTCACGTCCATCGACGCCGTCTTTGCCATTCTGGCCATCGACGCCATCCTTGCCGTCACATCCATCGGTGCCATTATGTCCGTGCTTTCCCGGGGTTCCGGGAGTTCCAACAGGTCCAGGACGTTGGGACGACGTTGGGGCAAGCTCGATCTCTCCGGTGACAGGGTTGAATCGAAGCATCAGGAGGTCCGTTGCACTGAGGTAAGGTTGTTCGAGGCGTCGTACCCCAAAGAAAGGGTTGCCACGATTGCTCCTGAAGGACCACCAATGCGGTAAGTGACCACTGTGGGGTCGTTGTTCGCGTTGTAGGTAAGTCCGACGTAGTCGTGCTTGGGGATGCTGATCCCAGTTTCAGTCTGCTTGGCAGACGGCACGCCTGCGCGGGGGGTGAAAGTCATACAAATCAGGAGCGAAGTTCGGTGATTTCGATGGTGCCGTCGGTCACGGCAGCAATGTCGCGGATCACGGCAATGTTGGTTCCACCATCAATAGGGGTGGCGTAGGTTACGTTGTGATTGGCAGCAATGTGGATGCCGGTGGAGGCATTGGCCGTCTGAACGCCGGATCCCATTGCGATACGACACGCAGAACCCAAAGCATGAAGAGTGACTGCTCGAATCCCTTCTGTCAATGCAATGTTTTGCGAAGTGACAGTGGTAGTCGAACGGCGAGCAAGAGAAGGAAAGGAAACATTCTCGATCGCGTGGCGAGTAGAGATTTGAGGAGTAAGAACAACAGCGGTCATAGTGGGAGACTCTGGAGAATGGAAGGATGAAAGAAGGGCTGGTTCAGGAACCAGTCAAGAACGTCGCTAGAGCCCTTGCTTCGATTACATGATTGACACGCAGCCACGAGGTTAGAAGCATCGTTGC